CAAACATGGTTATCTCCTGAAAAAGTAAACCGGAAAATCGCCCCATTAAGAGGCGACGACCTGATCTTCCCCGATTTTTAACTGGTCAACCCGGCGTACCGGAACCTCGCCGAAGAACATCACACGACGTCCGCCAGCCATTTCCATTGTAAGGGTTGAGTTTTTCACGGCATCAACCAGCTGCAGACGCAGCATCGCGCGCAGTGTGCGGTTCATGTAATAAGCCGGGCTGACGCCAACCAGTGACTGAATGCGCTCTTCCGCGATAGCCATCAGTTTGATGAGGTTTGCACCCGCATTAGCATTAGTACGCAGAGCGGTAACATCAATGTTGGCGATGCGGACGACATAGCGCCAGTCGTGCAGCGCAATACCGAGATCCCAGGTGTAAAGGTCCATCAGCGCCCGGAAGCGGTTGCCATCGTCATCAAAGGCATCCCCCTCACCCAGATCACGGTGTGTCAGACCTGCTTTAGAACCTTTCGGGAAAATTCCGTAGACTTTGTCTGGCGCCCACCCGATGAGGTAAATCGAGGTGAGATTCTCACCAGTACCGCCGGCGTCGATGATGTTGTCGGCATTAGGCGCAGACAAATCGCTGAAGCGTGGAGCAATGCCAAGGAATGCCTCAGGCTGCCCAACCAGAGTACCGTTAAGCATCTGATACTGGGCCTTCTGGTTCATTGCCTCCATAAACGGTTTGGACTGGTTGAAGCGGAAACCTGCAGTATTGCCATTCAGAGCCGCTACACGGACGTCAACCTGAGAGCGCGCCTCAAGCAGGCCGGTAGTCTCATCCACCTGCGCAGTGGTTGCCTTGCTTTCCGGAATACCTTTGTTCAGCTTGCGCCAGTACACAGCAGGTAAACCAGTACGGGTTGTGATGCGCGTTCCGGTCGGCAGGTTACCTTCATAAAACGGACAATCCCACAACATTTCATTGTCCTGATCCAGAACCTCAGCGACGTTCGCAGAAGTGCCGTCAGGATCAAGCAATTTCGCTGCGTCCCAGAGAGTCGGTAAGCCGGTAAGTGTTGGCATTTAAAACTCCTTATTGCATGTTCGGCCACATGCGATGGGCAATGTCTTTTTCTGCTGCATTACCCGGCGCTGCGACTGTAACTGTTTTGTCTTCACCTAGCGCTTTACCGATCGCCAGGACTGCATTCACAAGGTCTGGGTCATTGAGTAATCCCGCAGTGCTGAATTTTTCAATCACTGCATCGGGGAAGAATCGCTGCACGGCGTTCTGAAGGATCGCTGTATTTGCCTCAACTTCACTTCCCCAGGATTTGATAACCTTTTCCCGGTTAGCCGCATTTTGATTAGCAATATTTTCCTGGGCACTTTTTTGTTGTTCAGCTGCATATTCGTTAAATTTATTAATTACGGTTTCAGCCTGCTTTTTATTGAGCCCGCTTTCATGCATCCAACCCAGTGCCGTATTTAAAAATGTCCCATCGCTGCCTTCCGGTGGTTTAATACCGTAGTCTTCGATTTTTTCCGGGCGGCCCAGTTTCGCGTATAGATCCTGCCAGCCTTTTTCGTCGCCATCGTCAGGCAATTTTTCAATAAACGCCGCGGGCGCCTGCTGTTGACCCTGTTGCTGCGGTTGTTGTCCCTGTTGCTGCCCTGCAGGTTCGCCGGGGTTGAGAAGACTGGACGGGGTCTGTTGCTCTTGTTGCCCCTGTTGCTGTTCTTCATTTCCGGTAGCCGGCGCGCCACCTTCACCACCTTCGCCCGCCACATTCATCAGACGGCGCAGGATTAAGCGTTCAAACAGATTCATTGTTGTCGTCCTCGTTAAGTTCGTTCATCTCTTCGGCGATCATTGCGGCAATATCAGATTGCGACAGGCCGAGATAGTGGTTTATATGCAGGAAAACTTCCCGGCGGCCCTCCGAAACAAATACCGCGTATGGATCGGTTTGCTGGGTCGTTGGTGAAATGGCAACACTGGAAGAATTGACGTGACAAAGTTTTGCCAATAGTCGGATAACAACTTTCTGTTCCGGCGTCATGTTCCCCGGGGTGCCAAAGACTGACTGGAAAGCCCGCGCACGGTTCAGCGTGAGCCACAGACTTTTTATACGGTTCATCATTATCCCTGTAACGCTGGCGACGGCGCAGGTGTCTGCGCAATCTGATTGGCCTGGGCGAAATCTTTAGCTGCGGTTGCAGCCACCGGCGCTGCGGCAAGCAACTGCTGTAGTTGCAGCTGCTGCTGATCTGCAGCATCCTGCGCAGCCATTTCATCTTCGGTTTTAACCACCTGCAGCGGTGCACCACTGGCTTTAGCAATAAAGCGCAATGCGGCATCGCCATTCAGGGTGCGGGCGATATTCTGATCAAATTGTCCGATAGTGCCGGCAGCATTAACGACGTTCATAATCCCGCTCGCTTCTTCACTCATCTGCAGGCGCACCAGCGGGCTGGTGTATTCGATATCGTATTCGCCACCAATTTCTTTCAGTTGTTCGGGCGGTTCGGGCAGCAGTCCGTTCTGATAAGCAATGTCAATTTCCCGCAGGATCAGAGTCCCCAGGAACTCGGCCTGAATACGCCCGGCGGTCGGCGCCAGCAGCTGACCTTTTTCCTGCGCGCGCAGCATCGCCTCTGTTGCGGTCATTTGCGGGTTATCAACGAGGATCTGGAAGAGCGTGATAAAAAAACCGTCGTTGATGGTCTGTCGTTTCTGCTCTGCCAGCGTCATTGCCACGCTGAAATCTGTCGCGGTATTCAGAGGTACGGCCAGTGGCTTACCGTCCCGGTTCATTCCGCCGAAGTTCAGCGCACCAGGCATCATTTTAAACGGTTGCAGAATACCGTCCTCCGGCAGCAACAGCGGCGGTCTTACAGCCATCTGTGCACCTTCAATAATGGCACGATTGATTTCGTTCAGCAGCTTGATATCAGGCAGTACAACCATTGCAGGCGAGCGACCGTAAACCTCACCCGGCGCGGTGTAATAGCGGCTGATTGCATAGGGCTGTGACCAGTAACCGCCCTCCTGCACAATCTTGCTTCCCTCCAGACAAATATGCACAGATCGGAAGGGCATACCCTCTTTGTCCTGTCGTGACATGTCACGCTTATCATTTGGCTCGACGCGGTGCAGAAAATTGAAGGTCTGCGCAGGATTACTTTTAGCTGCTGTCTTCACCATCACTGGCAAAGCATCCTCGCCAAATTGCTGAATAGCCTGACGGGCAGTCATGCAATATTTACGGTGGACAACATCGATCATCCCCTGGAAATTCTCAGTGAAATAAATTTCTCGCAGGTGATAAGTGCAATAACGCGGGCCTTTTCCGATCACGTTATCAACGAACGTGCAGCCGGTCCCAAATGCACCAGAGGAAATATAATGCTCATGAGATTGCGAGGCGAAATTAGCCCACGGCGCATAACGGAGACGGAAGAGAATATCGCGGACCTCCTGGAAATAACGCTGCACCTCTTCATCATCAGCGAATCGCTCATTGCTGAGAGTGTGCCATTTCTGTGTCCTCGGGGTGATCACTGACTCGATGGCCGCTCCGAATTTTTGCAGCGCCAGCGCGCCGGTAGCATCTATCGCTTTCTCGGTACGTTTACCGCCCTTCTGCCTGGTCCCCTTGAACTCGGCACTTCGCGGTAGAATACGCTCAGCTATTTCCTGCCAGTGCTGCTCGAATACAGAACGATCGGTTTCCATACTTTTTTGCTCACGCAATATCCGGCCGATCCGCTCTGATTCATTTTCATGTGTTTTTTGGTCTGACATCAGTTGTCCCCATACAGATCCCAGTCGGAATCAGCGTAAAACTGCTGGCTATGTCCAGGAGGGTTATAAGGATCGTAATTGGACTGGGCAAATTGCTGGGTTGTGTGGCGGTTGCCGCTACGCAAAGACTTACTGCCTATTGCACCATAGCGGAATGAGTCTGCACCGTGAGACGTCCAGTTATGCAGAGGGGTTGGCTTATACATTTTTCGAGTGTCGTCCCACTCTTTTTGATACTGGCCCAGAGCCTCCAGGCCTTTCTCGCATTTGCTCTTATCGAACCAGCAGGATCGCAGCATCATACGCACCTCGCTGATACCATCATCAACCGATGTGGCCGGCAGTACCTTACAGCGTATCCCCAGCTTGCCCAGCGTCTCTTCTCGTGATGCTCCGGTGCTCAGTTCTCGGGCGCGTACATCGTGCGGGAAGAAATGACGCTCAGCATAGGTATACGGTTTCTCGCGCAATATTTTTACGTAGTGCTCCAGGCCAACACCTGAGGATTCGTAATAATCAATGACACGTACTTCTTTGCCGATAAACTGATAAAACCAGATGGCTGTTGCGTCGCCAATTCCCAGGTCCCATGACGTGTAAACCTCATACTGGGGATCCCACGGCACATTACCAATCTGGCCGGCGGCCTCCAGTCCAACCAGGATCGATGAGTAATAGGCGCCGGGTATTGCAGCGTTCCAGTCACACATGTATTCCTGATTGTACAGCGCCTGTCCCTCTTCTTCCCCGCGCTCTTCCTGCATCTCGCGCAACTCCTGAGCGAGTGTTTCCGGTGGGATATGCAGCGTAATGTCGGCGCTTAAATGGTCACAAAACCAGTTGTCAGGATCCTTTAACCCGCCCTGGAACATTTTGTAGAAATGGTTTTTACCGCGGGGCGTGGAGACAAAAAACGCC